AATATTCATTATATAGCGATGTATTTGACTCTACATTCTCAAGTAGTATTCTTTTTGTTGGCGGAATTTTATAAGTAGAAACATAATCTAAAACATCTTTAAAAACTTTTTTTGAAGAGCCAATAAACATTGACTCATCAAAAGATCTAGCAAGTTCTGATGCTAATGTTTTATCTTCTAAAACATTCTTTAAAACTCTTAGGTCTTGTTCGTCAACTATATAGTTAAATTCATCACTCATAGTTTCTTTTCCTTACGAATGTCTTTTCCAATGACTGGAATCTCTTTAACGTAACTCATTAGACTAGAGATGCTAGTTTTGATAGCTCCTTGAAATGACTCTTGCACATTAGGTGAATTTGTACACATCAATGTTGGCAAATTATTTTGAACTCTTGTTCTAAAAATATCCTCTAGAATCCTGCCAAACAAATCGGCAGCATTATCAGAGCCCATATGTCTCGGGTCAAATTCATCAATAACCAAAAAATCTACAGAGGTGTAAGCTTTTCTAATATCAATCCTAGACTCATCAGTATGAGAAGTTAGACTTAATACAATTTGATTGAGAGTAGTATAAAGCCCGCTGTATCCTTTTGCCAATGCACATCTCAATATGCTTGTAACGGTCATGGTTTTTCCAACGCCATGATTTCCAGTCAAGCAAAATGTTAATCCAGAACGATAGGCTTTATCCAGATCGGATGAGGTTTCATCATATATCTTTTTTAAAGCAGACGGACCAATAAATTCAGACATTTTAAGACGCCAATATCTAACTGGTATGTTGGCATTTGCAAATCTCTGCAAAATACTATTCAATGTATTGCAATCTTGACATGCTTTATTTAATGGACCGCCCTGACACTTCGGACATACTTCCAATGTCAGTTGCATCTCCATCATTAATTTTTTTTGAGGTATCGTGCTTAGTACTGATAAAGTTGGGAGTTCCATATTTTCCTAATAAATTATCTGTATTGACAGCATGGAATGTAGTGAGTTGTTTTCTCACTTCTTCTCGTTCTGCCTCGGCAGCCATTATTTTTAAGTCTGCAATTTTTTTAAATCTTAAAAGATGATTTTGATCTTGTTGAATTTGTTTTTCTTCAACAAGATTTTCTTTTATTTTATTTTCAATTTTTAATTCTGTTTTTTCAATAACATCATCTAAAACATAATACATAATTATATTTTGATTAGGATTATTAACTACTAATTGTTTTTTATTAGACAATAATATTAATTTAGAATTATCAAAATATTCAACAATACCCTCTACAGTTAAAGAATTTATTAAATAAATTTTAACTTTAGATTTTAAATTCATTTTAAATCTTTTAAAAAATCTTCTTTAAATCCAATAGATGTTAAATTTGCAAACATTTTTTTAAAATTAATAGAATCATCATCGTCCGGATTTGACTCTATAACTTTTTTAACAAATGCAAGGTCTCCAAATGTTTCGGCTGGAGCCTTAAAAAAATCTACAATTGTTTTGTACTCAATGGGCAATGGAGTAGTTCTAGTAACTTGCTTTGATTTTTTAGCTTGATCTAGATATTGATTAGCAAAAGAAGAGTTGTGAAAATAACCAATACTTCTTAGTTTAACCTTAGAAGGTATTATTTTATTTTCAAAAACCCAATCTATATAATCCTTAATAATTTCAGTGTCTTTGGTATCCAATGAATAAATAATTTTTTTAATAAAAAACATTTCCGGACATTTGGATGGTTGTCCGGACAATGCAAATGCAAATTTTCTTTCTAAATATTTTTCTAATTTAGAAATTAAATAACCTAAAACTTGATATTCCTTCCAATCTTCAATAGGAAGGTCTTTCCACATAGATAATTTTTTAAAAAACGTTTCCCATCTTTTACCTAGATGGGCAGCTTCAACTTCTACCATATTACCTCTAAACCTTCATGCCAGGTGCTGGAATAACTTTAAAACCATCTTCTGTCATATATATTTTACACCGATCTATAGAATGAGACTTCAAATATTTAATATCGTCATAAAAATCTACAATTGCTGCATATTTTTTACCTGGATAAGATCTTATGACACGACCTATCCTTTGTAAAGCCTTAACATAACTCTTTCCACCACCGGCTAAAATTAATGCAGACAAACATTTTATGTCAACACCAATGTCAAAAATAGTTGAAGCCAAAATAACATCAATTTGATTATTATAAATTGATTTCTTTACATCATCTCTTTTCTCTAAAGAATCATGTCCAGATAATATTTTAAATTTAATATTGTTTTCTTTGAATATATTTGCAAGTATTTTCCCATGTTTTATATTTTTAAATAAAACTAATACTTTATATCCTTTCTCTACTAGCTTTAATGTATTTTCTAATATTAAATTATTTCTTGCATGATTTTCAATAATAAAGTTTTTATAAATTGTTTGATAGGGTCCGGATATTTTTTCTTTTGGAACCTCTACGAACTTAATAATTGGCTGAGCCAAGACTCCTTTATCAATTAATTCAGATGCAGAAATGTCAATTAGCTTTGGACCTAATATTCCTTCAACTAATAAATCTGAATTATCTTCCCTAAAAGGAGTCCCGCTTAATCCATAAAGATATTCAGGATCAATTACTTTATGAATGGATCTAATTGTAGTTGCCGTAGCAACATGACATTCATCTAGCAAATGAACTTTGGTATCTTTTAATAAAGAGATAATTTGATATTTGTTACTTTCTTGAAATTTTTCCTCATCTATTTCATCATCAAATGTTAAATCATCTAATTGAATATCTAAAGCTTTACCAACAGTCCACACGCTTGCAATATTTATTCTCTTAATATTGCATATGCCATTTCCAATAAATCCTATTTCTTCATCAAAAACTTTTGAAAATAATTCATAAAATTGATTTAATAGATCCAATCCAATTACATAGATAATAGTTGGTTTATTTATTTTGGCAGCGATAAGTGCTGCAATAAGAGTTTTTCCAGCACCAGTAGCGGCTCTAATAATTCCTATATTTGACTTATTAACTATTTCAGCTGCTCTTATTTGGTAATCTCTTGGTGGCATTTCTAATTCATTTAGCCTATTTGAAATATCTAATGAATTAGCTAACTTAATTTCTGAGCGATGATCTATTACTGAATAATCAACATGATTATTATTTAACCAATTTTTGGTTTTATCTACCAAACCAATTGGAATTTCTTTTTTAGCATTAACCATGTAAGTAATGCCATCCCAATTTCCATCTTTATACGCCTTGGTATATTCCACTCCAGCAATTTTAAATGATAAAAACCTTTTAAGCTTTTCAAAAGCTTCCTGATCATCTAAAATAATTTTAGCTTTTTTACTATCTAAAATTTCTATTTTATTCACAATAATATCTCCAAAAAAATAAAGGAGCGAGATCAACCCGCTCCTTTAAGCAAACTTAATTAATTAAGTCATTTTCTTTTATCTACAACTGAACCCATAAACTTACCAAAGGCAGAAGATTTTGATGCAATCTTATCTTTGACTTTTTGGGCAGCTGAGACTGTTTCATTAGCGCCTGTTTCCAAGGTTAGATTTAAGGAGCGAGTGGTATCCTTGGATTTAGCTTGATTCATTAATTCCATTGCTTCTTTTTTAAGAGTATCTACTCGACTCATTGGTAATGATAATCCGGTAAAACAAGAATATATTTTAACACTATCTTCCTGATCGTCAGTTACATAGATACCATGAAACAATGCTTTTGGAGTTCCGGCATGTTCTTGAATTAATGCTCTTGCATAATTGACGGCTGCGCTAGGGATTTTGTTCCAAACTTCTTTATTTGCGGCAACAATGAATCCAGCATACTTTGACTGCTTAAGATCGAATCCACCAGCAAGCAAATTATGGTCTAAGTTTGAAACAACTGCTTCTGCAATGGCTGTTTCATCTTGATAGTTATCAACGGTCAATGATCCAAATACACTGAGACCTTCACCATCAATTAAAAGTTTTGCCCATTCTGTTGAATCAAGAGCCTTTGATGGAGATGATTGAGCTGATAAAATATTAAATTGCTCAATCGGTTCAATGATAGCTTTGTTTGCAACAGAGAAAAATTCAAGCTGAGAAACATCACTATAAATAGTTTCAATCTTAGCATTGTCAACAACAACCATAGATTGAATTTTCTTGGATTGAACTAGCTTAGCTAGTCTGCTAAGAGTCTCTAATGCATTGTGTTTAGTCTGTGCATCATCATTTGTCATTGGCAACACGGAAATAACAACCATAGGTTTGCCAACAGATGACAATACATCAACCACAGTCTCACATGAGCCTGCTCCAGATCCGCCACCCAAAGAAAGACAAAGAACAAATGCTTGTGCATCTTCTAGTTTTTCTTGGACTAGGACGTGGATTCTATCTCGATATGTCTCAGCTGCTTCACGACCAATTTCAAGTTCTTTGGCAGCACCGCCAAGACCAAACTGTAATAGAAGTTTATTTTCTTCTGGAACCTTAATATGTTCAAGATCTTGCTGTGCAGTGTTAAGTACGACTGCATTATAACCTAAGCCGTAAAATGCCTCAGCTAAGCGAGAGCCGCCCTGACCAGTACCGACTACACCAAGATTAATGCTACGTTTTTTTGGAGCTACAATTTTTGCTGTCATATTCCCATCTTCTTTTTTAGAGAGTTTAGCTTTTAAAGCACTTAATGTATCTTGGTTAAGATCATCAACTACTTTTGTTTTTTCTAATTCTTTTTCTTCTGTTTTAATCATAAATTCCTCAGGCTAATATGTATTATAAGTGAGAGATATTCATAGCAAATCTCTCGATATCTTTTAAATAAACTGCTTTTTTATTTGCTTTTTGTAAATGCTCTAATTTTGGCAATCCAAAAAGTTTATTTTCATGAAGAAAATCTAATTTAACTATAGTTCTAATAATTGCAAAATTTTCTTGTAATGACAATGATACAAAGGCAACATATTGATTTGGGGTAAGATTGTCAAATATTTCTTTATCATAATGGCTATTCTTGCCGTTGCCATATTGAAAAATCCAACTTACGCCATATTTTTCGCCCTGCTCAATGTCTTGAGTTTTTACATGTAAATTAACATTATCTCCTTTAATATCAAAATCCCAACTCTTTTTTGAAGCTGAATAAATATTCAAATCAGGATAATTTAAATTTGTTATTTTATT